TTGTTACGCAAAAGAAAAACGCTCAATTCTCTTACGTTGCTCCATTCCTGAAACAAGCCAAGCGCATCGCGTGGAAATACTTGTGTCAGTTCTCGCAAAAAATCCCAGGGGTGACTGTAAACTCTTCGGAGTTGTCTGTTCGTTTCCCGAACGGTGCGACGATTTACCTGAACGGCGCTGACAATCCGGACTCCTTGAGGGGGTTGTTTTTGGATGGGTGCGTTTTAGATGAAGTCGCGGATATGCGCCCCGAGATTTGGGGTGAGATCATTCGACCGGCGGTTGCGGATCGCAAGGGATGGGTGCTGTTCATCGGAACAGTCAAAGGACACAACCTGTTGAGTGAGTTGTATTTTGCCGCAAAAAAAGACGGCAGTTGGTTTGTCGCAAACTACGACTGCTATGCAACAAACGCCCTTCCAGCCGAGGAAATTGAATCCATGCGCAAAAGCATGACGGAGAATCAGTTCCGGCAGGAAATGCTCAATGATTTCAGCGCTGCGGTGGAGAATCAGCTCATTGCGTTCGATGTGGTTGCTGCTGCTGCTGGTAAAACGTTCTCTCCGAATGAATACGAGTTTGCGCCCCGGGTGCTCGGTGTCGATGTTGCCCGGTATGGTGGCGATCGCAGCGTGATTTTCCCAAGACAGGGACTGGTAGCGTTGAAGCCTTTGGTGTTTAATGAAATCTCGAACATGGATCTTGCGGGGCGTGTGGCGGAGTACATCGACCAATGGCAACCCGACGCGGTATTTATCGACGCGGGGCGCGGGGAGGGAGTGATTGACCGGCTGTTGCAGTTGGGATTTTCACCCATCGCGGTGAATTTCGGTGGGCGCCCAAATTCGGAACAGTTTGCGAATAAGCGCGCGGAAATGTGGTGGAACATGGGGGAATGGCTCAAGGCCGGGGGAGCAATCCCGGACCTTCCAGACCTGAAAACTGACCTTTGTACTCCAACGTACAGCTACGCAAACGCGCGCGGGAAATGTGAGTTGGAGAGCAAAGACGAGATCCGTGAACGCGGGTTGTCGTCTCCGGACTTGGCGGATGCCCTGGCGCTGACGTTTGCCCAGAACGTTGCCCCCAGGGGCGGCCCGGGTTCAAGGTTTGCGACCACAGCAGCGCATGCTCTAACCGAATACGATCCGTTTGCATGGAACTGACATTTGAGCAGACGGTTTTCTCAGAAGAAAATTGGGCGAAGGTGTCCGCTTTGATCGAAGCCCATAAGGCTGAGGTTGTTCAGCAAAAGTTTTATTCCGTCATGCCAAAGAGCGGATACAAAGCGCTCTGGGAGAATGGTTTGATGGTGTTCTTTGTGGCACGTGAAAAGTCCACTTCACGAATCGTTGGCTACAGCGTTTTCTTTCTAATGGACATCCCGGAGTGGGGGGAACCGATGGCTCAACAAAACGCATTCTATCTTGAGCCATCAGCGCGCAAATGGCTAAACGCAAGCAACTTCATCAAGTTTTGCGATGGAAAGTTAAAGGAATCCGGATTTGCTTGGGTGACACAAAATGTCACTGAGGCAGTGGATTTTTCGCCGTTACTGAAGCGGATTGGGTATGAGCGGAAGGAAGTGATTTACGCGAAACGGTTGAAATGAGATTTGACACTCAGCGTTCTGTGTTAGTATTTGGCGCGTAAAGACATAAACTATGGGCGAACCTATAAGCACCGCGTTAATTGTTGGCACTCTGTTGGGGGCTGGGACAAGTGCGGCTGTGTCGAGAAAGAATCAGCCAAACATCCCAGACACGCCACAGGGGCCTCAGCTTACCTCCACGGACACCGCCGATGCGATGGCTGCGCGACGCTCTGAACGGCAGAAGAAGCAAGCGGCTGCGGCGTTTGGGAGGAGCGACACGATTTTGACCGGACCCGAAGGGCTGGGGACTTCAGGTGTGGACGCTTCCGGAATGGCCGGGAAAACGCTGTTGGGAATGTGATGGAAAGCAAAAGGCAGAGTCTTGAAAAACAAAGGGTTGCGCTTAAGAATGAGCGCGATTCGTTCATCACGCATTGGAGAGACATCTGCGACTACGTTCAGCCTCGACGGGGACGTTTCACGATCAGCGACCGGAACAAGGGAGATCGCAAAAACAAGAAAATCATCAACTCCACCGCGACCCTTGCAATTCGCAATTTGCAAGCTGGCATGATGAGCGGGCTTACATCTCCAGCGCGCCCATGGTTTTCACTGACCACTCCGGATCCTGATCTTGCGGAGTTTGGCCCTGTAAAAAATTGGCTTTCGGATGTGACGCGCAGGATGCGCACGCTGTTCCTTAAATCAAACGTGTACAACGCTTTGCCGCTTCTTTATTGCGATGAGGGGTTGTATGGCACCGCAGCGATGGCGGTTCTTGAGGATGAGGATGATGTGATCCGGGCGTACACGTTCCCGGTTGGTTCCTACTGCATCGCGCAAAATCATCGGCATTCGGTGGATACATTCCAGCGCGAATGGTCCATGACAGTGCGCCAGTTGGTGGATCGGTTTGGGATTGAAAACGTTTCCCAGACGACAAAAAGCCTTTACGACAACGGGAATTATGAGGCGTGGGTGAACGTCTCGCACATGGTGCATCCGAATCCTGACTTCGATCCGGAGGCTTTGGACGCGAAATTTAAGCGGTTTGCGTCGTGCTACTGGGAAACCGGCTCGGGTGATGACAAGTTGTTGGAAGAAAGCGGTTTTGATGAGTTTCCCATCATGGCTCCGAGGTGGTCTCTGACTGGGGAAGATGTTTACGGACATTCCCCTGGGATGGATGCGCTTGGCGATGTCATGCAGTTGCAGGCCATGGAGCGGCGCATGATTCAGAGCGTGGACAAAATGGTGAACCCTCCAATGGTTGCGCCCACGTCCATGATGAACAAAAAGGCGTCCCTGCTTCCCGGGGACATCACTTACGTGGATGGGACGCAGACCAATGGTTCTTTCCGGCCGGCGCATGAGGTCCGGATGCCGCTCGCAGAGCTGAAGGTGTTGATTAACGAGACACAGGATCGGATTCGGCGGTGCTTTTACGAGGACCTTTTCCTGATGTTGGCGAACTCTGACCGACGTCAGATCACAGCGCGCGAGATCGACGAACGGCACGAGGAGAAACTTCTCATGTTGGGGCCGGTTCTTGAGCGTCAGAATGAGGATTTGCTCGACCCGTTGATTGACCGGACATTTGCAATCATGTCGCGCCGGGGACTTTTGCCTCCTCCGCCTCAGGACATCCAGGGATCGGATCTGAAGGTTGAATACGTCTCGATCATGGCGCAGGCGCAAAAGATGATCGCCACGGCCTCCATTGAGCGATTCTTGGGTTTTGTGGGGAATGTCTCAGCCGCTTATCCGCAGGCGATGGACAAGGTCGATATTGACCAAACTATAGACGAGTACGGTGATATGATTGGAGTTCCTCCGAAAATTGTTCGATCAGACGATATGGTTCGATCCATTCGCGAGGGGCGGCGGATGGCGGCGGAGCAGCAGCAGCGCATGGAGCAGATGCAACAACTGGCGCAGGGGGCAAAACTCCTGAGCGAAACTGACACAAACACCCCGAATCTGCTGACGCAAGTTGCGCAGCTTACCCGATAACCTCACAGACACCTTATGGGCGCACTTGATAAATATGCTAGGTTCAAAGACTTAGGAAAAGCAAACGCAACAGCAAACTCAAAGCTGCTGCGTATGTCGTTCACCAAAGTTTTAGCTTCTGGATGGGATTCTGAATGGGACCCGATTGCGGTTGGAACAGGCCAGACTGTTTCGCAATCAGGGGGAAATGGGTTGATCGCTTCCGGGACAACTGCAAATGCGGAAACGATTTTGCGTTACCGTATGCAACTCACTGGAGATCTCAATCTCCGCGCAAAGTTGACGCTTTCGCAACGCATCGCAAACAATAACTTTTTTGTTGAGTTGGTGGATGTGCTTGGGGACGACCTTGCTTTAACGGTCAACAGTGCAACCAGCATTACTGTCACGCTGCCCAGTGACGTGACTTTGACTTCCCAGAATGTTGGGCAGTCGATCACGGTTGGAAATGTGAAGGGCGTTTCCGGAGCGGTTCCTGGACGTTATGCGATTGCGTCTGTATCTGGTCAGAATGTGACTTTCACGGTTTCTGGATGGCCTGCTTCAGGTTCTGGAACGTGTTCATTGTTTGGGTGGAATGCCTACAGGACATTGTTCGATGGGACTGTTGCAACGAATGCAAAATTCGACTCTTACCGCAACGGATATGGATCAGGTGATACCACGCTGACAATCAACACCACAGCCTCCCCTGAGGTGATTGCTGTGACCGTGGAAAACGGGAATACCGCGTGGTCTGATGCTACTGCAAACTCGGTGGCCTGGACGCCTAGAGGCTACAGGACAGAGAACATTCCGGAAGCTGACATTCCCATGGTATTGCAGATCCGTGCGTTGAATGGCACTGTGGCCCCAGCATCCTCGACCACGTTGACGGTTGGATTTGTGGGAATCGAACAGTTCGATGCAACGGTTGTTTCGATTGGCCGACAGTTTGGACCTGCCATGGCAAATGGTGTGACTATTACAAACCCGGTCACGCTTGGAGCTGGCACAAACTCGATTGGGAACATTGGAACGGTAACCACTGTCACTGGTGTCACAACGGTCACTACAGTAACGAATGTGACAAACTCAGGAACTCCAACGGCTCCGGCAACGCCGTATTTTGTCAACTCGGCTGCATCTACAAACGGCGCCCTAATCCTGACTGGCACGAGCGGACTTTGTGCGCTGTGGGCATCGAACACCGGAGCGGCTGCGGCGTTCGTGAAGCTCTACAACAAAGCTACTGCCCCAACCGTTGGAACAGATGTGCCTGAGATGGTTATTCCAGTGCCTGCTGCCGTTGGTGGCGTTCCAGGCATCGTGGAAATTTCCCCCGGTGTGAATGCTTACCGATTCGCTTTGGGACTCGGAATTGCAATCACCGGCGGATCTGCTGACAGTGACACAACTGCAGTCGCAGCCGGTCAGGTGAAAGTGAAACTTTCAAGGACTGTCTAATGCCTAAAAAAGTTTCGCTGGCTGTTTCTAGAGGTGAAAAACTCCCGGTGTCAAAAGGCGCCGGGCTCACCGCAAAGGGCCGTGCAAAGTACAACGCGGCCACAGGCAGCAACCTGAAACCTCCGGCTCCGAACCCGAAGACAAAGGCGGATGCCGCTCGCAAAAAGAGCTTTTGCGCCCGCATGAGCGGAATGCCAGGGCCAATGAAGGACGAGAAAGGCAGGCCCACTCGAAAGGCTGCGAGTCTGAAACGCTGGAACTGTAAATAAAATTCCCATGAAACTGAAAGTCATCTCCATCGAAATAGGCACTGGATTAGTCCAGTGTATCGCGGCTTGGGTCATTCAAGACGTCGAAAATAACATTTCGTTCCGCTTGGCTGAGGCCGACTTGTACGCGAAGGCGGCGATACGAAATGAGCCTGAATGGTCGAATCAGGATGTCTGTGATTTGGCAACTGTAACCTTGGGGATTCAGGTGACCATCTGATGAACGCATCGGAACCTCAACAGGTTGCAGAACAGGAATCCAAGGCCAAACGCGCCGCCAAAATCGCTGACGATGATTTATCTGCGATCATGGGAGAACAAACCGGGCGGCGGTTCATTTACAGAATCCTCGAAATGGCTGGCATTTATAGGCTTAGCTATACAGGAAACTCAGAAACGTTTTTTAATGAAGGCGCTCGAAACGTTGGTCTTCGTCTAATGGCAGAGATACAACGCGTTTGTCCTGAGTCGTTTTTCTTAATGCTTAAAGAGCATTCAAAAAATCAGTAGACACAACCAAAACAATCAGAGATATTTATGGCAGATCAGATTTTAGCCGACCCGCAGGCTTCACCACAGGGACAGGCTCAAGGAGATCAGCAGCCCGCACCAGCGAGCGCTCAAGCAACGACTCCGGCGGAGGTTCAATACAACCTTAAAGCGCCAGAGAATGCGTTGTTTGATACAAACCATTTGGAGCAGTTCAAGGGCTTGGCCAAAGAGCTTGGGCTAACACCAGAGGCGGCGCAGAAGTTGGTGGAACGAGACAATCAGTTATTGTCCGGGTTTGTTGATAAAAATAAGCAAGAGTGGGCTCAGCAAACAGCTCAGTGGGCGGAACAGATTAAAGCTGACAAAGAGCTTGGT